TCTTGTAAAGTTATTTGTGGTTTTTTATAATAATTAGATCCACGATTAATAATAGATACTTTTGAAATTTCACCAAGAGTATATGTGTTTGCTCCAATCGTAGCTGTATAAGTATTTGCTAGTTCTGTTGCTTGAATAATTAATCCAGAACCACCAGTATCTGAGTTATCAACATATGCTGTAGTTTCTAGTCTATAACCATGTCCAATAGCATTTACTTTTAATGCATTAATTGGCGATTGTTTAATTGAAGACACCACAGCTTCTGCAGAATATCCATCTCCAGTAATTGTTATTGGATTTTCTACTTGATAACCAGAACCACCATCAACGATATTAAATCCTGAAACAATACCATAGATAGTGGTAAATAAATTTGTATCATTCGTTGTTGAAATTTGTTCTCCAGCATTAAATGTTCCGCTAACTAATTTAAGCGTCATTTCAGAAATTTCAATTGGCCCTAAAAAGAATTTTTTAATATCAATAACGTTAGCAAGAGAACCAGTTGTTGCTCCAACAATTGTTTTATTTAAGAATAAAAATATATCCCTATCATAAGGAGTATTGATTAAATCTTTTCCAAACGCTTTGGAATTTGTTCTTATTACTTGAGTTTTTTCAAAATTACCATCAGAAACTCGAAGAATGTCTTGGCCTGGATAGTAAAATTCAATCTCTTCATCATATAAAAGTCTAAACAAAAATCTATAAGACTGTTCAGTTCCTTTAGATTCGAAGAAATCTTTAAAATATTTTGCAATTAAACGCTTGTCACCATAATAATTAGCTGGAAGACTTGGATATAATTCATCCTTTAAATATAAAACATACTTATCAATAGATGTTTCTATATTCTTATAGTTTAAAACATTACTGGATGCTCTTACTACATTATCTTTGATCGAATTTATTGTAGATGTTGCATTGGAAGTTTGTCCAGTAATTGTTTCATATCGATCAAATACTTTTCTTTCACTTATAATTTTTACAATTAGTGTTGTGGATGTTGCTTGAATTACTTTTCCAGTAGCGCCGCTCAAACTACCAATAATTGTTTCGCCTGCTACAAATGTTCCTATTGTAGTTTTTAATACAAATGTTGTGGTTTGAAGCCACTCATAATATGCTTCTAAAAAAAGCTGAAATTTTTCAATATCAATAGAACTATTTTCACTTAAAAGCGTATTAACGCTCAATGAAGGTTTAAAAAGCACATCATTCATTTTATCTATTGACTAAATTTATTGTCTTATCGTCAATCATTGTTACAGTAATATCTTCATCACGAATAGAAATAATTTGATTTCTTAAAGGAAGAACATCTTTACTTGCTGGAATTGCTGTTAATTTTAACGTAGTTCCACCATCAGCAAAAGCTGTTGGTGCAAAATTAGTTAATATAATTTTTCCAGTTGTGTAGTTAATAGATCCAGCATTATTTTGAACACCAACATTAGTAAGTCCAGAAATTCTATAAATTCTTATCAATCCAGCATTATCTTCTAAAAAGCAATTCTCATATCCGCCGTAAGAGAATTCATTTGACGCTAGTTTATTTCCTGCGCCATATGGATGTGTTGTAGTTCTTGATTCTGTAGTATTATCTAATTCATTTGAAAAATTGATTTCATATCTAGTTCCAATTCCCAATTGAACATCAAGTTCTTTTCTAATACTCATTGTAGTAATATTACTTAAAATCGATCTTTCACTAGTGTCAATCAATCTAGATAATTTTGAATATCTAAAATACTTTGAAAATTTATTGATATCGCTTAGATTATAATTTTTTATTGTGGTATCCACAAGTTCTTTTATATCATTTTCACTTAAACTAGTGGAATCTGAATCATATTTGACTACTGTATTTAAAATTATATAAATGTATTCGGGATCAACAATTTCCGTTGTGACTGTGAGAATTTTTTTTGGAGTAATAATCGAATTGATTAGATTAAATTTTTCTGTAGCAGTTAGAACACTTCCAACCACCGGCTTCACAGCAATAAACACTTTTCCATAATAGGGAGGGTCATTATCTTCTCCCCCCCAAACAACTACAGAATCAACGGAACTTTGTTTTAAAAGTAACGCTTTATAATCTTCTGTGGTAATTGCTCTATTTTGTGCTTCATATGCTTTTGGTGCATTAAATTTAATTGAATCTATAGATTCTCTATTATTGCCACCAGCAGCAGGAGATGATGCTGAAAATGTAATTTCTGTCACCCCTGGTATTGATGAAGAATATGAAAGAGATTGAATATCGTTTGCACCAAAACCATTAGTAATAATATATTCAAAAACTACAATATTTTCATTATCTAATGCAACTCCAAATGTTCCATCTCCAAATTTCACTTCAAATTGACCATCTTCAACTTCTTCTAAAAAGAATACTCTAGATGTTGAACTTATTTCAACTAAATTTTCTGGGGAAACGAAAGTTCTTGATGTACTATCTGAAGAAGAATTTAAAACTCTAACAGTTAAAGTTGTTGTATCTATATTATAATTTGGAATTAAAAATCTTTGTTGAGAGTCTGAAGAATTTACTGTGTATCGTGTTATTAATAAATTGCCTTCAACGAGATTGATTGTTCCCGTATATCCATCACTAGAATAAACAATTACGGAATCTGTATTTAAAAATGTATATGTCGTTCCGTCAATCGATCCCGAAAATCCTGTATATGCTGGAATAGTAATAAACGTTGGACTTCCAGTAACTTTTACTGTTATAGTTCCAGAAATTGAAGCTGCTGTTGTTGATCTTGGAATATAGTTTAATGACTTTGCTAAATTGACAACTGAATTTCTTTTTTGTGCTGTCGAAAGAAATGCTTCAGATGTGATCATATTTAAATAGAAAGAATTGTAATATGTATTATATGCTAGTAAATCTAGCAAAACATTCATTCCTGAACCATCAAAATTATAGTCTCTAAATACGTCTTGATTTCTTAGATAGTTGATGAGATTACTTTTAATTCCATTAAAATCTAATTCGTCTACTTTTAGATTATTATCTGCAGCCATTTTACGTTGACCTTGAAATTGTTGTTTCTAAAGTTGAAGTTGTGCCAGTATTATTAATTGTATAACTCAAATCCATAGTAATGCCATGATCTTCAATTTTAATATTAACATTTCTCAAAGTAACTCTAGGCTCAAATGTTTTAATTGTATTCGATATACTTTCTTTTATATTGAATACTGTGAATGCTGAACTCGGTTCAAATAAAAAATTAAAAACCGTGCTACCATATTCAGGATAAAATGGTCTACTTCCTTTTCTTGTTAATATTAGATTCATCAATGATCTACGAATCGCCGCTTCATTTGTGATAGGGCGAATGTCTCCACTCACAGGATGAGGAATAAAATCTAACGGTAAATCTTTATAAAAAGTTATATTAGCCATATATCATATTTATGTTACTTTTTCAGTAACTTTCGATTCTTGAATCTCTTTTCTACGTTCTTTTGCTAATTTTGAGAACTCAGCCAATGCTTTTCTTGCTCTTGTGCCAGCAGCTTTGTTTCCCTTTTCTTCAAACTTTTGATTCTCGGATACATAAGTTTCAAAGATGCTTAATAGATTATCGTGATTAGTCATGTGGTAATATTCCTTATTTAAATTTGACAAAGTGCTTGACAGATGCTAATATCAGTGTGTTGACCGTCTATAGATAATACTTTAGAACTAAGTATTCGCTACTGGTAATAATTTAGCTTCTTCAATTCCAGCATAAATATCTTCAAATTTATCATTAATATAAGTTGGTGTCAACGAAGCCCCAGGATCAGCAATGCTTAATGTATTGCTACCAGTCATAGTAATTGTTTGACCAGTCATAGTAACTGTTTGTTTATCAATAATAATCTCATTTTCATCAATATTAATTGTGTCGTTTTGATTTTTTGTATTCTTAATTTTTATTAGATCTTCTTTAATAATAATTGTATTTCCTGAAGATTTTTTAGTAATATTGATAGTGTTGCTAATGTTTAGAGTATTGTTTGCAAATATTGAAATTGCGTTTCCAGAAATAGTAATCTCGTTTGAAGATATTGTTAAGTGTGTGTTTGATTTTATATTTAGATTGCCATCTTTTAAGACTTCAATTATTGTTCCATTCACATCTAAAACAACCGATTCTTTTTGCTTAACTGTATTAAAGTTTCTAGTTAGACTTGGAGTTGCTCCAAAGTATTCTGATGCAGCTTGAGGAATTCCTGGAATATATCCCAGAATTGCTGGCTCTTGTGCTGACAATGCGTCAAGAAAAAATCCAAACACCCATTCGCCAACTCTTGGCGTACCATATAGATTTGGAGTATTTAATGGATGAATTGCAAGCGCCCAAGGCAAATCTGCTGTTGGAACGGCGTTCTCTTTAATTGCTGGATGATAGCCAAAACATCTAACTTTGCATCGACCAAGAGTCAAAGGATCATTAATATCTTCAACTACACCAATCCACCAAATGAATCCATCATGACCAATAAAATTTCTCATTAGTGTCCCATGTGTTTGAAATATTGTATCTCACGTTCTTGTTGTGCAACCCATGCGTCGGAAGGCTTTCCTTCTCCTTTGTAATATCGTAAAGGTCTACCAGTTTTCTTAGAGACTAAAGCCCATCTACCGTCTACTTGTTGTAGTGTTTCAAATAGTTCTGGTCCGTAGACTTGCTCTTCCCACTCTTCATTTGAAAGAGTAGTTCCTTTAATCATATCTTTGTATCGTTTCATAGTTTATCTAAATCTGATGTATCAACAGAACCTTCTGGAGTATTGTCTCTGATCCAAGTAAGAAGTTGCTTTTTAATTTCAATTTCTTTCTTTGCTGGCTTACCGGGATCTTTTAAAGTCAAGTATTTAAAATCTTTTACAACAATATTACCATGCGTGTCTTTATATGGCTTATTAGTCTTAGGATCAATAACAACAACTGTATTTTCTGGATTATTTAGAATAACGTAAATGCCACCTTGAACTTCCTTAGGCATCGAATGTGTGACTAAACCATAGACTGTTTGTGCAGCACCTTTGTGTGTTGCTAATAGAACATCATCTGGAACAACTCTTGCTCTAGACTTATTATTTTTAATTGCGATTTGATAATTCGTCAAAACCCAGGTAACATGAATGTCTTTTTCTTGATACCCAGCAGCAAATAGTTTTGGTAGAACATCAGTCATATCTGAAACGTCTTTGAAAGTGCTATCAAAGATAATATTTGGAAGTGTTCCTTTCTCTGCACCATCTAGCATCAAGTCTAAAGTTTTATCTTTAACACCAGTTGCACGAACTAGCACATGAAGAATATACACATGAGTTGGCGTCTTTAAATTAAGATCCGACATACCAAGATCTTTATCG